TTTTTTCGTTTTTCTGTAGAGAGCTCACAATGTGAGCCCTCTATCAAAAAACGAAAGAGAAAGGAGTTAGAAATATTTTCTTACTAGTTCTTTTGCCTCATCCAAAGTATATTCTTCCCCCAATTCTTCATTGTTCTCCAGCTCTTCCATGAATTCTTTATATTGTGGGAACCTATCCAGGTCCGCTTTAACAAGTTTTCTTTTCCCATCAAATATCCATTGAGGGTTTCCTGAATTAAAGTCCCAATAACTGCTATCGCTCGGAGCGAATATTAAAACTGATTTGCTGTTTTCATCTTCGCTCCCTATCTCTATATCTAAATCCGAATCCCAGTAATCCTCTAATAACTTAAAATATTCTTCAAGTTTCTTTTCTCTTTCTTTTCTCCACTTATCTCTCTTTATAATATCTTCAATTTCATCTTGAGATAGAGTTTCTACATAATCTACGCCTTTCCAACTCATTGGAGATTCAGAACTAAATCTTTCATACATTTGTTTAATTGCTTCTAGAGGAACTCCGTGGCTATTTCTTTTAGCCAAAACTTTTGGGTCTTTAGGCGGTATAATGTTTACAACTATTACTTTGTAATTGTGTTTTTTAGCTTCTTTTATATATTTTTCCGCCTCCCAATATCTTAAGTTAGTATTATCAACAATAATTACTTCAGCCCCTTTGTCTATCAATTCTTTAAATTTTTCAAAGTTCTTTTCGTGATTTTCTTTTAACTTAGAAGGGTCAAATTTGTACTCACCATTTATTATAAAGAAATCATCTGTAGAACAGATTTTACCGTTTTTTTTCTCTGCCAAAATTTTCGCAATTGTGCTTTTACCACTTCCACTAATACCTCTCATAATGTATACTCTTTTTTCCATTTACTCTCCTTTTTTGATTTTTTTTAATTTCTTTTCAGCTTCTGCTTGGAGTTTTTTAACTGTTTCTTCACTTTCTTTTAAAAAGTCTATAATTTCATCAACTTTACTTTCAAACTCTTCTAATACCTCTTCTACCGTATCTCCAATTACTCGGATGTATAAATAACACCCATTTGAACACCATAACAAATATGGCACATCTCCTATAGGCACTACACCTTTTACTTCACCTTCGTTCTCTTTATAAACAAGAGACTCTTCATATTCATTATAATCCCATCCTATAGCATTTATGATTTTGTCCATTTTTACAATGTTAATCATTTTCACCTCCTTTTAATTCTTTAATTATTCTTTTATATCTCTCTATTTTATTTTCCAATTCTTCAATGCAAGATTGATATAATTCAATAACTTTAACTTTATACCATTCCTTGTCTCCAATAAATTTGTGCAGTACCATATGTTGTACTCCATCCCACATAATAATATTGTTATGTCCTACCCATATAGTTACCCAATAACTTTCATCATATGGAATATATACCTCTAACCAACCATCTAAATGAGAAGCTATCTCTCTCATCTTTTTGCCTATGAAAACATTTACCCAACTTACTCTGCAATCATCATACGCATCATCATAATCTTTAAATTCAATTTTAATAGAGTTATTTGTGACATCAATGTTTGCTTCTGGGATTAATTCTTTCAATATTTTTTTTACTTTTTCTACATTATTTATTTTCCCATTAAACTCTACATACTCTAACACTGGCATACATACTCCTTTTTTTTATTTTTTTCTTGTTTGTGGAAGCCTCCGTAGAGACCTCCATCAACAAGAAAAAAGGGAGTTAGCATTTTTTTTGCTTCTCCCTTAACTCTAATAATTTATTTTTTGCTTTTTCATTTAGAAAGCCTAAAAAATCTGCTTCGATGGGACTTTCCCCGTCAAGCAATCTGTATGCTAGTTCTAAATGGGCTGACATATCGTATCCAGCGCCTGCGAGCATCAGCCCAAATGCTTCTAGCTCAGGCACATGCACTACAACTACCCCAAGCGTCAATTTTGCTAATTCTTCTATTTCCGTTTGACTTGGTTGATATTGAAGAATGTGCATGTATGACACTAGCGGCCAAGTAGTTGCTTCTGCACATTCTGATATAGCATCCTCATCGTCTACATCTGCATCGATATCTAAAACCTCTTTTGCTAACTCTATATTCTCTAACAACAATTCTGCTGTAAGGTTTGTAATTTCTTCTCTGCTGTATAGGTCTGAATAATCTACATAGATTGTGTAGCTCATTTTTCCTCCTTTTTATGGTTTTTTAATAATTTTTCTAAATCTTGCATTATGTATTCATAATCATCTTCGTCTATCTCTCCATCAATTAGCCATTTCTTTGCTGCTTCACTGTTTATTTCATACAACTCTTCATCTGTAAATACATCTGCAGGTATATAGTTGAACTCCAACCACTCATCACAATCTTCACAATATAACTTTACTTGTTTGGGGAAATCTTTTTCAAGAAATTCCCCGTTCTCATACATCCACTTAAGAAACGCTTCCCTAATTTCTTCATCTTCAGGCTCACAATCCCAAAATGAGCTTGTCATAGGTGGTACTTCATTGTCCACCCCATAATATGCTTCTTTTGAAGGGTATTTTTTGCATTTCATTGTTCCTCCTTAATTTCAATTTGTATTATATTTGGATATGCCTCTTTGAGAGATTTCATTTCTGCAAGAGCTTCTTTACTTTTTGTTTGTAGGTACTTTTTTTTAGCTCTTGCAAAAAAGATTACAACTTCTTTTGGAGTGAGTTTGGGAGCTACTTTTTTATTTTAATTTCAGCTCCTTTTAAACTCACTCCTTTTTCTCTTAAAATCTTTTTAATAGATTTGTCTAATAACTCTTCCTCTTGTATTTCTACTAATTCCTCTTTTCCGCTGCTTATTATTAGTTCTCCACCTTCTATTTTTGCTTCTGCATCTGCACCGAATTCCTCTTCTACAAATTCTTTTATAGATTTTTCAAATAGTTCATTTTGTATTTTTTGAAGAGGAATTTTTTTTGTTTTCTTGTATGAAACAATTACTCTAACCATTAGCTTCCTTTATAGCCGCATGAATTTCTTTCCAATTTTCTATAAACTCTTGCGTTGGCTCCACGAATTCTACAACCTTGAGTAAGTCTACACCTTGCTCCTCTGCAAACTTAATTCCTTTTTCAAAGTCTTCTGCATCTATCTGAATAAGAGGCATTAATTTTTCTTTCTCTTCTTCAGTTAAATTAAGCCCTGCTAAATCAATGCCAAACAGGGCTTGCTGAATAATTGCAAGTGCAATTACTTTTTTCTCCGTTTCCTCATCTGGCACTGACGGAAACGTGAGTATCAATGAAGGAGCAAACCCTCTCGTCTCTTGCTCATCATATTGCGCTATTTCAACATATACAGAATATTTGTCTGCTATATCAAAATCCCTAATTGTCACTTTAGCAGCATTCATACACACTCCTTTTTATAATTTTTTTCTAATATGGAATAACCAATAAACTATTATTAATATAAAATATATAATCCAGAGCAACGTTGTTATTAAGAACCAAATTATCCAAAACATTTACTACACCTTGTTTTTATAAGGCTAATTTTTTTACTTCTTTTTCAAAAAAATTTTCTGCTTTTTCTCTGTTATTGGTCTCAAACCTCTTGAATAGTTTTGACCCCTTTTTTGAGATTTCAACTACATATTCTTTAGAACAATTGAAGAACCTTCTTTCGTGCTCAGGGATTCTCATCATAATTATTTTTATGTTTTCTTGCGCTATTAACTTAATTATCTTCATTTTTTTCTCCTTTCCATTTACACTCCTTTTTAATATATTCAAAAGAAAAAAATAATTAGATAGCCTCCCCCTACTCCTCAGCCTGTATTTAGGCTTTGGAGTAGGGGGAGACCCTGTTCCAAAAAAAGCAAAATTGCTCGTTTATATATTACACACCCCTCCATATTTTTTCCGGAAGGGTGCAAAAAAATATGCACAGCTTTGGTATCAGGGCGCTGTGCGAGCCCTGTGCCCCCGACTCCTTTCTACAGAGTGCGACGGGGGGCGCTTCGCCGCAACTCTGCTCCTGGGATTCCCAATGTTTTACGGCGACCCCCAGGTTAGCCGCCAACCTCTCCCCCGGACTCGCGCATTTCCTACTGTACCCTCACAGGAGAGGAATGCGAGGATACAGAGGTCTCGGTCTCTCCCGAGAGTCATCGGGACAGGAGCGCGCTACTCTCCTGTCCCTATTACCCACTACGCCCTTTGGGCGTAATAGGCTGAATAAGGACACAAAAGCCCTTATTCATATATATATATAACACAAATATTGTGATTTTTCCGGTGTTGTGTATAATAAGCAAAAAAAAATATAATGTTTTTTGGCAGCAGAAAAGGGAACAGGGAGATGAGGTTATTCTATTACCTCATGTTCCTCTATAGAGAACCAGACTCTGCAGCCTGGTTTTCTTATCTCCCTCAATATGTCTGAATGTCTAAAAATAAACACATCTTCTCCCTCTTCCACCGCCTTTTTAGATTCTTTATATTCTTCATCAATTAGCTCCTCCATATATTGGAGGGCTTTTTTCAAATCTTTAAAAATCAATGGTTTCAGAGACGTTTCGTCTCCGAAACCAAAATCTAAAGTTCTGTCTAAAATGTATACTTTCATTTGCTCTCCTTTTTTTTATTTTTTTTGCAGGGGCAAACCCTGCTTTTATATATATAACACCAAGCTATCTTTTTTTTCCAGTATTTTTTTTGTTTCACATCCTCTCTTTAGAGGGAATATAACGATGGTTTTAGAGTGCTTTTTGACCTCTTTACAAGCATAATATATAATAACAATGCAGTCACGGTGCGCTCCTTAAATTCATTTTTCCCCTCCTTTTTTTCTTGTTTTTTCTGCATATTCTTGATATAATTTTTCTACGATTTTTTCGGTAAAAGGACAGCAAATGGACCAACAAAAATGGGTATATATCCTCTTAGGAAGAGTTAAGTGTTTAAAGGATTTATTGCACTATCAAAAAATAGACAAAAAACTGCTTAAAAACAAGCTAAAAATAGCTAAAAAATCGCTAAAAAAAGCCCAAAAAAAGGCCATTTTCACGCAAAAATGCGTAGCAATTCACAAAATTTAAAAGGAGAACCAAAATGGACACAAATATTGCAGTTTTACAAGGGAATTTAACAAAAAATGCAGAGCTTTTATATGCTCCAAACGGCACAGCTATTGGTAAATTCACTATCGCTGTTAATAGAAAAATTAAAGAAAAAGAAGAAACACTCTTTATGGACTGCACAATTTTTGGCAAATATGCTGAAAGTATGGTGAAATATCTCTCAAAAGGGAGAAAAATAACTGTAAATGGCTATTTAAGGCAAGAAAATTGGGTAGATAACAATGGAAATAAGCGCTCAAAAATCGTTTTAATAGTAGATAATATCGCTTTTTGCTCTTCTAATAACAACTCAAACAGTGAAAACAGCCAAAATTCTACATCAAACACTCAAGAGTCTTCTACAGACTACAATTCGATTAATATTGACGAGGAGGATATTCCTTTTTAATCCCCCTTTTTTTGCTAAAATTATACAAAAAAAGGCCTACTGATGTTATTTAAAGAGTTTTTTTCTATATATTATGGGGGAAAAAAGAACGGAAAGAGTTTATACAAGGTATTTTTTACCAATGAAGATGCTACTTTGTTTGTTCAAGGGTACAAAATTCACGATATTTTTAATGATAAGTGGGAATTTGTCTGCCAAAGAACTTTAACAAAACTCTCAGATTGGATAGTTTTAGATACAGATGACGAATCTCAAGTATTTAAAACTAAAGAAAGCGGAATTTTTGATATAGAATTAACTAATCCGTTTGAAAAAGGCTACTCTAAAGTTATAAAAGCACAAATTGAAATTAAATTTCAGCCAAGCATTCAAGAAAATAGCGACTTTTCTTCGTTTCTCAAAGAAAAACTATCTATTTTAGAGGATAAATTAGAGAGCTTGCACGCTTACTTATTGTTAAAACTTTCAGTGGAATTTGCTATTTTAAAATTCTTAAACCAAAATAACATCCCTTATGAAGAGTTTTTAGACACAAATCTATTGCAGACCATTAATACCCCTAATTTTTATTACTTTGCAAGCTCAAATGATTCAATTAGAAAACACTTAAAAAACATTTTAACTAGTGGAACTATAAAAGTAACGCCAGAAAATATATTGAACGCAATAATTCTATTAGAAGAAATGGTCTCTAATAAATTAAATTTAGATAACTATTCACTAACTGATTACTTGTTTTTGTTAAAACTATTAAAAGAAGTGTCTCTATCAAGTGCTATTTTCTCTGCAAAGCAATTAACACAAAAATTCAAAGACTCTATTGTTATAGATAAAAACTACCAAGTAAATAAAATTAAGGCTCAATTCTTAGCTATTCCTAAAATAACAAAAATAACTCTCAATATAGACAATAAACAGATATTTAGCGAAGAGATTGTTCCTGTGTATAGAACTGATGTAGAAGTTATTAACACACCTAATGCCGCTTTTACTTTCTACTTTAAAAACAAAACAGGCAATTTTTCAATTAGCTTTATTCACGGATTTCCTTTCTTAAGTTGGTCGCTTGATGATAAAACTGATAAAACTAAAATCCAAATAGGGGATATTGATAACGGTTTTGAACCTGTGTATGCAGACGAGAGGGTATTTGAAATCATTATAGAAAAGGATTAGTATGGATTATAAATTTATAGAAAAGGTAAGTAAAGATTTAAAAGAAGAGCTCATAAAGATACCTAAAGCAAAAAAAGCTAACCTATTGCTCAGAAATAGAGATAAAAACAGATTAGTCAAATTTTATTGTGCTCTTCACGATTTTGGTGAAGATATGCTTGATTGGGAACTAGAGACTTTTGAAATAGTTTTAGGTAGAAGTGGAATGACTCATAAAGAAATTATGGATTTGGTGTATATTGCCTATATTATAAAGAATGAGAATTATGTTTTGTCAGACAATGAGCATTTTGAGAATGCTGTGTGTGCTGTAAATGATATTGAAGTAGATGTTGAGAGCACTCCTTTTCACCCGCCACATTTTATTTTATGGGGAATAGTTGCTATCAAAGCGCTTTTAAATGCTGAAGGTTTTCCATTTATAGGAAGAGCATTAGAGTACATTATATTAGACTTTTTAGATTATGGTTGGACAACTGCTCCATTGTTCTTAGCAGACATAGAATATGTAAGAAAAAATTTCCCTTTTAATAATGATGAGTATATTAAAACAGGTAAAAGAATGTCAGCTGTTCAAATAGTTACTCTTTCGCAAACAATAAAAGAACCACAAGATGGTTTTGAGAATTATCTAAAAATGCATGCGCCTCTTATTACTTATTTAGAGGATAAATTTACAGAAACAGCAAGACAAGTTAAAGAGGTTATAAGTTGAAATTCAAACTTAGAACTGACCCAAGAATTTCAAAGTTTATTGCTGATAATGTATTTATTGAAGGGAGAAAAATAGACTTAGAGCTATATGAACCTATGAAGTTTGTGTATGATTTGGATTTGCCAAATCTAGTTATTATTGCAGGAAGGCAAATTGGTAAATCTGTTTACCTTGCTTCTAAATCAAGCACTAAGTCTATTATAAAGCCTAATAATAGAATTTTGTATGTAGCCCCATTAGAGTCTCAAGTTAAAACTTTCTCTAAAACAAAACTACAAAAGATTATAGAAGATTCTCCTTACATTAAAACCTTTTTCCCTAAAAGGGACAATAACGTATTCTTTAAACAAAATACACTAGGGTCTTATATTGAGTTAACATATGCTTCTTTAGCCTCTGCTGAACCTGCAAGGGTAAGGGGTAAATCGGCTGATGACTTGTTTATAGATGAGACCCAAGATATTGTTCCAGAAGCTTTACCTGTTATTAAAGAGGTAACAACTTCGTCATTAGACCCTACTATTACATATACTGGAACCGCAAAATCAGAAGACAATCTAACAGGAATTTTATGGAAGAAGTCTGTAAAAATAGAGAGAGTTTATCAATGCCCCTCTTGCAATAGATATAATATAATAGAAAGAGAAAACATCGGGGAAACAGGATTAATATGTAAATATTGCAAAAAGCCTTTATCGCAAAAGAAATCAAAATTTGCAATAGTAGATGCACCTTCTAACAGCTCTTATGTAGCAGTTAGACTTCCTCAAGTAATTATGCCTATTCATCAAACCCCTAATAAATGGAAAGATGTATTTGTTAAATTCACAGAGTATTCTCCTGACAAATTCAATCAAGAGGTTTTGGGTATTCCTACAGGAGCAGGGTCTAGATTTATTACTATGGAAGATTTGAGAAAGCTTTGTAAAGAGGGTAGAAGCTTTTATAAAAAATATGAAAACGACTTTCAGGTTAAATATCGTGGTAGAATATTTATGGGTATTGACTGGTCAGGAGAAGGATTAGATGGAGATAAATCTACTACAGCAGTATTAATTATGGGACATAGAGCAGATGGAGATATAGATGTTCTATATGGAGAGATTATTCCTCCAGGAGACCCTAATGGCACTCTTGAGAGAGTAAAACAATTAGCATATGCATTTAGAGTAATAAGTATTGCAGCAGATGCTGGTATGGGTGCTTACCAAAATGCTATTCTTTTTAGAGAGTTTGGCTTAAACAAGGTTTTACAAATAAGATATGTATCTAACCAAAGAGAGCCTTACAAAGTATATAACTCTCAAGCTAACATTGTAAATATTGATAAGACATCAGCCATTGATACTATTATGGGGATATTGAAGCAAGACTTTGCGTATAAGCCATTAAAACCTACTATTGTAAATGCTACAAATGCAGATAAAAGTAAGCTAAGAATTTGGTGGCCAAAATTTGTTGAATCAAAACCATTTTTTGACCATATATTGGCTGAATTTACTCAAGAGTCATCAAGCAATAGAAAAATATGGACACATTCTCCAGACTCTCCTGATGATGCTTTACACGCATTAGTGTTTGGATTTTTCGGATATGTAATTAAACTTACTAATGGACACCCTCTTTTTTATTGATTTTCTTCTCTTGTTTCGTTGGAATTCTTTTGTTAAAATTATGCTGACTAACAATTTGGAGGTAAAAATGGTTACAAAGGAAGTAGCTCAATTGTTAAAAGAAGCTGCTGCAGAAATTGAAAGATTAAAAAAAGAAAATGCTGAGCTAAGAAAACAATTAGATATTGTTAAAGAGGCTGAAGAAAAAGAAAATTCTTTATTTGGCAGCCCTACAGTGAAAGATGATTACACAGAAGAAATTCCGACAAATCCAGCAGAAGCTATTGATTATTTTTTTCATAGTTAAAAATAGGTTAAAATTTACAAAAAAAGGAGCACTTTATGGGTAGTATTAAAACACCTTATACATTTAACAGAAGAGAACAAGCTCACATCTTATCACCAGACTTTTTATCATTACCACATCTTGAAATAGATACTGATGCTTTCATTGACAGTGGTGTTTTTGTTGGTGTTGATGGACAACCTGTTACTCTTGAAAAAAGTCCAAAATGGTTTGGAATTGTAATTGAAGCAAACTACTATCCAACTGCAGGAGGAAAAGTTTTAAAACCTTCTGGAAATGTAGTGGCTTATTTCGGGAACATGAGAATCGCTACAAAAGTTTTCACAGATGATTCAAATGCTCCAATTAAAGTTGGAGACTTACTAACTATTATTGATGGTAAACCAGCTAAATTAGATGAAAATCATACAGTTCCTGTAATGCAAGTAGTTGATAGAGGAACTGACTATATTGAAGTTGCAACATTATAATAAGGAGTGATTAATGAATGTTAAACCAGCTTATGGATTAGAAATCAGTACAAAAAGTTTCGCTGAGAAAATATTCGACCCTGTTCACGGAGAAGATTTTATTAAGCAAGCTTCTCAAAGCGCAACCCTATTCGTTCAAGATATTATTAGGGAAATGGGGTTTGCGAGAAAAGTTGTTGAAACAAGACCGGTTAGCAGAAGTGAATTAGCAGAAGTAGATTACACTGACCAACCAGCATTGCTTGTTTACAATGATGTAGACACAAGAGCAATGACTGTTCCTCTAAGAGGAAGAGGTACATTCAGATACTATGAAACAGCTAAATTCTATGTATTCTTTGAAAAAGTAGTATCAGAAAAAATCAGAAAAAGTGAAGTAGAGCTTTTAACAACTAGAATTGACTACAAAGAACTATTCAAAAAAAGAATTGCTGAACAAATGTATAAAGTTGAAGATATGACTGTTATCTCAGGTGCAGACAAAATCTTAACAGATGAATGGAATGAAGCTGACAAAAATGGAACTTTAAAAGATACTGACAACTATACAAAAAGTTCTCAAACTGTAAAATTCAAAGATGGTGTTACTTTAGATAAAGATAGCT